TCCGTCCCTGACCGTCATCCAGAAGCCGGGTGGTGAGTACGTCGGTTCGGACAACAAGATCTGCAACATCGACATGGTGGCTTACGGCTTCGCCGGCGCTCGCTACGAGTTCTCCTGTCGTCTGTCCGTACAAGACAGCCCGAACTCCGGAGGCGTGGTGATCTCGGCAGTGCGCTTCTGCAAGGTCGCCTCTGAGATGGGCATCGTCGGCTTCCTCCGCGGCCCAAGTTCATGGACGCAAAAGACGCCACCACTCCAGCTCAAGACAGAAGATGCGAAGTTTGAGTGCGACGCACTGGCTCGCCGCACGCTGACCAAGCTGACCGAGAACCAGCTGAAGGACAAGCGTCCGAAGGCGAAGGACCTGCCGTACACCTTCCAGGCTGGCAAGACGGACTACGAATGATGACAGACGCCATTCAAGTAACCGAAGAAGCCGACGAGGCATTCCTCATCTCAGAGGGCCTCGTCTCCGCCGGCGTTGACGCCGTCCGCGAGCAGCTTAGCCGCAAGTCCCTCACCAAGGTCTGTCTAGACTGTGGTGAGGAAATCGGTGAAGCCCGCCTCAAGGCCGTCCCGTACGCAACGCTCTGCATCGACTGTCAGCAGTTGAGAGACAAGAAGTAGTGGACACGTCATACTTCGCGAACCTCAAGCGCGTGGCCAACCCTCTGGCGATCTGTGGAAGGTCGCCAACGTGGTACCTAGGCCCACAGTTCAAGGTGCTTGCTCCGAAGTACGACTTCTTTGCTGCCTACAAGGCTGGAGAGCTCGACGCCGCTGGCTACACGTTGCAGTTCAACGAGAAAGTTCTCAAGTCCCTCGACCCAGTCGAGATCTACCAGAGACTGGTGAAGCAGTACGGTCAGGACGTCTCGTTGTTGTGCTACGAAAAGCCAGGTGACTTCTGTCACCGCCGGCTGGTCGCTGACTGGATGAGCAAGGCAAACGGCGTTGAGATCCCTGAGCGCCTCAACGTAGACCTAGACAAAAGATTGGTGTGGTAATGAAAGACCTCTTTGAGCGACATCTTGACTGGAACCGAGTCAAGGACGTCGAGCACTTCTTCTACAAGATCAATGAGCGCCTGCTCTGGAAGATGGGCGTCATCCCGTCCTACTCGGACGGCGGTGAACCCGCGCTCGGCACGGAGGTGGAGTACTTCCACTTCTCGATCTGCGGCGACGACCGCATGCGCTATCTCGGGCAAAACGTCGTCCTTGAGGATTCGTTGACCCAGCGCAACAAGGTCTGCAACGCGGTCATCTCCCACCTGTACGGCGGTCGCCGCATCCACAGCTTGCTGACTGGTGTCACCAACCCGAAGAAAGCTCATCTTGATTTTGACCGGATCAACTCTGACCCGAAGTACGTCGAGTGGATGCGCGAAAATGCCAAGTACGCGTGGACACACGGCTTCAAGTTCTACGGCACGACCGAGCTGCACACCAGTCTCCAGACCGCGGCGAGAAACTTCTGCCGTGTCAAGTACAGCGAGCCTGACCGTCAAGCCAGCAACACCGACATCGTCGAGTGGGTCGCTGGTTTCATCACCTCTGGCCTGATCGATCGGCTGCTCAACGCGAAGACGCTGGAAGAGACCTACGAGTTGATCACCTCAGAACGTGGCATCGGCGCCTACTACGGCTACCACCTCGGCGTCGACTGCTCCCTGATCCCCGGCACGGCCTACCACCACGACGAGAAGTTCTGCGTCCCTGGACCGGGAGCCTGTCACACGATGGACTTGATGTTCCCGACGCTGCACCAGGCCGTCAAGAAGATGCCCTACGGTGACCTTGTCGTCTGGATCGAGCAGAACCAGAAGCGCCTCTATCCACGCGTTGACTTTGACCCTGCTCTCTGGAACATCGTCAATGAGGCCAACGGTAAAAAGATGTTCACGTTCGACCAGAACAAGTTCATGGTCTACGGCTGTGAGGTCGCGCACTGCCAGTATGGCATCTACGATCGCCTGAAGAACAATCCGGCTCTGGTCGAGAAGCGCAAGTGTGGCGTCGACCCCGACCTGACCACTCTCGTTGAGCGTGAGAAGGGCAACCCTCTGTCGCCTCCAGCGAAGGGAAAGTCCAAACCTGCTGCAAAGGTAAATACAAGCTCTAACTGCCTACTGGAATTCTGACATGATCGTTCAATTTCACGTGCTGACCGGCCTGATGCTCGGCTTTGAGTACGTTGCCTCTGAGGACACGCTCGTCATCGACCTCCTGATCTTGCGCGTGCTCTTCTCATTTGGAGAAAGCAATGACTACTGATCGTCTACCGTTTCCCTTTAACTTGAAGATGTTCAATCTGATCATCGGAATTCTCGAACATGAGGGATTGCCCTACGTGCCGATCATGGATCCGGGAGTGATCATTCGCCACAAGAAGGGCTGCATCAGTCCAAGCAGCGTGTGTGGCGTTTACGTCTTCCCAAAGGACGAGAAGAACCGCGAGATCATCACCAACTTTTATGAGGCCGTCGATTACATTAATCGAAAGGGCCTCAAGAGGTGCTGAGGGATGAGACCATCATTCTCTTCTGGGGTGAGCTGCACGGCCGAGCTGGCTGGTGGCTGCACGTTCCGGGTGAGAGATTGAGGGCGATCTATGGGCCTGTCCAGTGCACGAGCGCTGGGGGTGGAGCTCTCGTCGCCCTTGAGATGGTTCGCGAGCTAGATGACCTGCGCTTTTTCTATGATCAAATTAGGATTGACACCGCCCCGCACCTCACGGTGGACGACCAACGGTGTGCTGACCCGACTTGCTTCGGACATGACTCAACTACCGCTATGACATGACCACCGACACCTCTCGATACGGTTCCTTCCTCAGCTTCTCTGGAAGGGTCGCTTGGCGAGACAACCCGCTGCACGCCAGGTTCAACCACAGCGTGCTGACGACCGAGATGATCACCGGCTACCAAGCTCTCTCCAGAAAGGGCAAGGGCCAAAAGTTTGAGAACGTGCTGTGCGTTGCATACCGAGCGCACGGCTTTGAGGGCAGTGAGGAGTACCGCGACCTGCAGTGCCTTGACACCCGCGAGACCATCCAAGCGAAGGTCGTCGCTGATTGGCACGGTGGACCACCGAAGATCGCCAACGTGAAGCTGTACTCGGCGAAAAAAGCCGACGTGTTCGTGGCTGGGATCTTTGACCACCAAACCGGTCTGCTCTACCACATCTTTGAACTGGATACGTTCAGGCTGCTCGCGAGTGATGGCTTGTACCTGTCTAGCTTCAAGGACAACTTTGAAGTTGACGGCACTACGCCGGTGCCGCTGAATGACCAACGTCGGGAGATCACGCTGTCAGACTTTATCAAGATCTCCCAACAGTCGATTGATCTCACCGCGCTGCGCCCAGACCTCTACATCGGTACCGAGATCTTGACCAGCAAGCGTCGACAGTCGATCCTGAAGAACTTTGAGAAAAGCCGATGAAGCTAGGAATTTTGGTTTACTTTGATCCAGCGATGGGCAAGATCAAGAGCGAGATCCTCCTCCTGAACGACCTCGTCAGGCTCTTGAAACCTGAGCAGGTACAGGTCATCGCCGTCATGCAACGTGCTAGCAGCTTGCTGGCCAAGTATGACTTGGACTTTCGCTACCAGGTGGTGGCCCCAGACGACGCTGAGTGCGACGTGGTGGTCACCTGGAACTGCACGAACACCGCCAACTTCTTCGGCGGCATGATCTCGCCAGCCTACACGAAATACTACAAGCAGATGTCGCGCTTCACCAACCAGGGCATGCCGGTCATCTACCGGGCTGGTGACTCCGAGAACAACGTCTACGACTACCGGGACGTCGTGCTGAAGCGGGCTGAGGCCGACGAGAAGTTCGTGAAGAACAACCAAGAGCTCGTCGACCAGTTGCGTGCCACGCCCCGGATCAACTACGACCAGCTCTACCTGCTGGTGAACGGCGAGCGTGACAAGTTTGACTGGGTGCCCGACACGTACCTGGTGCGCAAGCCGATGGAGCACTTCACCCAGAAGATCTGTGACCAAGCCCTCTACCTGGGCGACGACCTGTGCTTCCAGGTGCTGGAAAAGTACCACACGGAGATGCAGCTACGCGACGGCTTCAGGGAGTCGCTTTTCTGGATCGGCTTCATCGAGCACCGGAATGCCGGGCGCAAGAAGGTCTTCAAGGAGCTGCTGCCGAACATCGGCATTCCGGTGACCATCCAGACCACGAGCGACTTTGAGGTCCCTGGCATCGACTGCGTCAACCAGGGCATCGAGGGTGACACGCCAGAGTACTTCAGGTACCTGTCCGAGTGGCTAGGCTACGTCTTCATTGGGAAGGGCACCGACAAGTGCTCCTACGTGAACAAGACCGTCTATGACTGCTTCATCGCGCGCGTGCCGGTGCTGGTCTATGAGAAGACTGACCAGACCCGCATGATCTTCCCGGACCATCCAGAGTTCTACTTCTCTGATCAAGCTGGATTGGTGAAGCTCTTCAAGCAGCTGCTGGACCCAGCCACGAGAAAGCGCTGGGTTGAAGCGCAAGCTGAACACCTGAAGCAGCGCTTGACGAACGTGCCTGACCGTGAACGCCTCAAGGACCTGTTCAAGGTCACCGAGCCAACCTCAAAATCACTGCTGGAGTTTTGACATGGAACAATTGATGATGACTACCGTGAGCAGTCCAGAAGTGACGCTCGTCGAGCAAGATCAGGAGCAAAAGCAAGGTCTTGAGAGATGGACTCCTTATACGATGATCTGCGGAGTTTGGACGAAAATTGACCTGAATGATCTCAAGGCTGGAATGGTCATTCACTATAACGGTCTCATGTTGATCGTTCAAGGAGATCCCGTCTCATATGAGATTCAAAGAGATCGTGATCAATACAAAGAAGGTTGGCTTCAAGTTGAAGTCAAGAGGCCCAATCAAAGATCAAAGCGGTCTGGTCGCATAGGATGGAAGAACTCATGAACCGTAAGCAAAGTTCACCACTCACGTCTAGCATGTTACAATCTACTGTCACCGCCGATGATAGTGAGCTGATCAAGAGCCTTCAGGAGAAGGCTAAGACGCTGGACAAAGCCCTCAACATTGAGGTCTTCATCAACGGTGAGTGGAAGACTTGGTACAGCACGACGATCCCAGGCCGCACCCCACTGCGAGTTCCTGGCTATAACTTTACCGTGGTTCTACCAGGTGACGTCATCTTCGGCGGCAGCATAGATGATCTTGGTGGAAAGTTCTCGATTGGGGTAGATCCAACCAACTTCTCCCTGATGCTCACGTACAAGAAGTGGCTGGTCACTCGTCGGTGCACGGTGATTCCTTACGCGGACTGGATAGATTGGTATGTTTGAAATTCACTCTTGGGACTGCGACGGCGTGGTCTTCATCAACAAGGACGTGCGCGGCCTGCGCCCAGAGCCGAACGACGTCATCATCACCGGCCGGAGCTTTGAAGAAGAGCCTGAGACCAGAGCGATGCTGGCGAAGCGCGCCATCAACAACCCGATCTTTTTCAACCCGCTCAAGTACCACGAGAAGTCCAGGCAGACCGCCGGCGAGCACAAGGCAAGAACCATCAAGCGCCTGCGCTCCGAGGGCTACAACATCGTGGTGCATTGGGAGGATGACGAGGTCCAAGCCGAAGTGATCCGGCGCGAGTGTCCAGAGATCCACGTCATCATGATCGTGCACGACCTGACCTACAAAGAGAACAAGCGGCACTATGAATTTTGATCATGAGAGCTCGGATAAATATCCATCTCAAGATCTAGATGATACAATAACACCTAGTCAAGCCAAGGCTCCCTTGACGCTTCCAACTGAGTTGGAACAATCTTCACCTACTCAAGCCGAGATGAAATCAGCAGAGAAGTTTGTCGAACAAACCAAAGAAAAAGCCAAAAAGATTCAGATTGATCTCTCCAGAGATACCCTTCTTGACAAGATCGGTCACGATCGCATCAAAGATTCGTACTTCATGGCTGGAGAAACCTCCCCACAACACCGCTATGCGTTCGTCTCAGCTGCCTTCGGTTCTAATCCAGAGCACAGCCAACGCCTGTACGAGTACTCCTCCAAGCACTGGCTGGGTTACTCGACCCCGATCCTCTCGTTCGGCCGCAACAAGCGTGGTCTCCCGATCAGCTGCTTCTTGCCCTACGTGCCTGACACCAGCTCCGGACTCGTTGACACGCTGTCAGAGGCTAACTGGATGTCGATGCTCGGCGGTGGCGTCGGTCTCTACTTCGGCATCCGCGGCCAAGACGAGAAGTCGGTCGGCGTGATCCCGCACATGAAGACATACGACTCGTCCTCCCTCGCCTACAAGCAAGGCACGACGCGCCGCGGCTCCTATGCCGTCTACATGGACATGAGCCACCCTGAGATCGTCGAGTTCCTTGACATGCGTAAGGTGACCGGTGACCCCAACCGCAAGTGCTTGAACCTCCATAACGCCGTCAACATCCCCGACGCCTTCATGGAGATCATCGAGCGCTGCATGCACGACAAGAACGCCGATGACTCGTGGCCGCTCATCGAGCCAAGCACCGGCGCAGTCAAAGAAGTCGTCTCTGCGAAGGAGCTCTGGGAGAAGTGGCTGGAGCTGCGCGCCGGTGCCGGCCGCGGTGAGCCCTACGGCTTCTTCAGCGACACCGTGAACCGCGCGGTGCCCGAGGCTTACAAGAAGCACGGCCTGAAGGTCCACCACAGCAACTTGTGCTCTGAGATCACACTCGCAACCGATGCTGATCACTCGGCCGTCTGCTGCTTGAGCTCGATCAACCTCGAGTATTGGGATCACTACAAGGACAACGAGCAGTTTTTCCAAGACATCGCCGAGATGATGGACAACGTGATGCAGTACTTCATTGACTACGCGCCGAAGGAGATCCAACGCGCGATCAACTCGGCGAAGCGTGAACGCTCCATCGGGCTCGGAGTCATGGGCTTCCATTCGTACCTACAGTCCAAGAACGTGCCCTTCGAGTGCGCGCTGGCGAAGTCGATGAACAACGGCATCTTCAAGCAGTACCGCAAGATGCTTGACAAGGCGAACGTTCGCCTCGGTGCTGAGCGTGGATCTCCTCCCCTGTTGAAGGGAACCGGCCTGCGCTTCACTCACCTTATGGCATTGGCGCCGACTGCATCGAACAGCTTGATCTGCGGCAACACTTCTCCGTCCGTCGAGCCTTGGAGAGCTAACGCTTTCCGTCAAGACACGATGTCTGGTACGTACACGCAGAAGAACAAGTGGCTTGACCGAGTGATCTGGAATGAAGCTTGCAATAAGTTTCCGATTGATAGCACTATCAAAGATGGGGAAACTTTAGATGGTAAAGGGTATAAAGAATATGAAGATCGTTCTGCTTGGGTAGAGGAGCAATGGCAAGAGATCGTCAACTCTGCCGGATCGGTACAGACTCTCAAGTGGATGTCTCCTGAAGACAAAGAAGTCTTCAAGACCGCTGCCGAGATCGACAATCTCTGGATCATCGAGCATGCAGGTGACCGTCAAGTCTTCATCGATCAAGCTCAGTCGATCAATCTGTTCATCGAACCAGACATCTCTATTCCAAGATTACATGCAATTCATTTTGCGGCTTGGAAACGTGGGCTCAAGACGCTCTATTACTGCAGAAGCGAAAAATTGCACAACACTTCTATCAGCAAGAAAGTCATTAGACAGAAACTAGAAGATGACATTATGCTCTTGAAAGAGATTGCAGCAGGTGAAACGTGTATAGCTTGTGAGGGGTAAATGCAACCAACTTATCTCTACATCAAGCAACATGCAGTAACCGGAGCTTTATACTTTGGGAAGACAGTTAAAGACCCGATGAAGTATCACGGATCGGGTCTTTATTGGACACGTCATCTTAAAGTTCACGGTAAAGAACACGTAAAGACTCTTTGGCAACGACTCTTCATTGATGAAGATGACATCAAAGAGTTTGCACTCTTTGTATCTGAAGAGCTTGATATTGTAAATTCTGACAAATGGCTGAATCTTTGGCCAGAAAACGGAGTAGATGGTGCTCCTCCAGGATTTAAGCACTCTGATGAAACTAAGAAAAAGATGAGTGCACCAAAGACTCTTGCCGCAAGAGAAAATATGAGCAAAGCTAAACTTGGAAAATCATTAAGCACTGCTCATAGAGAAAATATGAGCAAGGCTAAGATTGGACAGAAGAATAACATGTTTGGGCGACAGAGAACAGTTGAAGAAAAACAGAAATTGAGTTTGTCTGCTTCAAGATATAAGTGGATTACCGATGGCATTCTATCAAAACAACTTCTCAAAACAGAAGATCCTCCTGCTGGTTGGTTCAACGGCAGAGCAAAATTAGGACCTAATAAGAGGACAAAGAAATGACTACAACACCAAAACAAAAGCTCAAGCTGACCGACAAGCGCCATTACTTCAAGCCCTTTTCCTACCCCTGGGCTGTCGAGATGTGGGAGAAGCATGAGGGCATGCACTGGCTGCCCAAAGAGATCCCGATGCAGAATGACATCGATCACTGGAAGCACAAGCTGACCAAGGGCCAGAAGCACTTCCTGATGCAGATCTTCCGCCTGTTCACGCAGGGTGACATCTCGGTCGGCGGCGCTTACACCAAGAACTACATCCCGGTACTCGGCGGTCACCCGGAGATCCATGACCTGTTGGTCTCCTTCGCAAACCGCGAGGGCGTCCACGTCAAGGCTTACTCGCACCTGATCGAGACTCTCGGGCTGCCTGAGAAGATCTTTAACGAGTTCCTCGAGTACGAGGCGATGGTCGCGAAACAGAAGTTCTTCGACGACATTGAGAGCCTCGACGAGAAGCACATCATCCAACAGATGACCGCCGTCTCAGCCTTCACCGAGGGCATGCAGCTCTTCAGCTCCTTCGCGATGCTGTTGAACTTCGGTCGCCAGGGCCTGATGCCCGGCATGGTGAAGATCGTGACCTGGTCGATCCTGGACGAGGATCTCCACGTCGAGGGCATGACCAAGCTGTTCCGTACCTTCGTCAAGGAGAACCCTGACGTCTGGAACGACGACCTCAAGCGCCAACTCTACGAGATCGCCGAGAAGATGATCGAGCTCGAAGATCGCTTCATCGATCTGGCCTATGAACAGGGTGGCATGGTCGGTCTAGACAAGGACGAGATGCACCAGTACATTCGCTACATCGCAGGTCGTCGCTTGCTCGGGCTTGGACTTAAGAACATCACCGGTGTCAAGAAGAACCCGCTACCGTGGGTCGACGAGATGACCGTGCTGCAGTCCCACTCGAACTTCTTTGAGCAAACAGAGTCAAGCTATGCTAAGGGTGCGCTGACTGGTTCTTGGAACGACGTGTGGGGCGCTGCGACCAGAACAGAAGAGAGCTAGCATGATTCACGGACAATTCTACAACATCGTGTTGTCAGCTGACGGTGAGCTCAGAACTCTCGCCCGCATACCGATATCTCACTTGGGCGACATCAAGCCCATCGTGAACGTCAACGATCAGGGCGACACCATGATGATGATCCCTGTCGGCCCCGAACAAGACCGCGATCTTATGGCGATCATCAGCAAGTTCATCTCGACGCTACCGAGAGAATAAATAGATGATGATCTAACACGAGGGCCGAACAATGGCAGCCGCAACTGGAACAATCTTGAACGTGATGGGAACGACCACGCCCTTCTACGACTATTTTACGCTGGTCAACATGAACACGTTGAACTGGTACTACGACAATGCACCAGTGACGGCAGGCAATTTCATCCCTGGCATGTTCTACACGATCGCCACGGTGGGTACCACGGACTTCACCCTGATCGGTTCTCCGAACAACACGATCGGCACGACCTTCACTTGCTCCGGCACCCCGGCCTATGGTTTCATGGGCGTCGGTACCGGTACGGGTACCGCAACGATCGCGGGCGGCGTGCGCATGGGTCAATTGTTGCCTCCGTCTGGTTTGACGACGGTGAGCTTCAATGGCTTCCCGACGACCGTTGAATTTGGCGGGCAGATCACGACGGCTGGTTCCCCGAACGTCACCCAAGAGTTCTTGGTGCAGTTCCTGTACATCGCTGGCGCTGGTCCTGACTTGACCCAAACGATCGAGTTCTGGAGACAGCAGGCCCGCAACGCTTGCAACAATACTTACCTGTTAGCCATGACTTGATGCTCGCTTTGGCTTGAGCAGGCCGCCGGCGCCCGGTCGACAATAGGCGTACCCACATAATAGAGATCATATGAAGAAAATCCTCGTCCGTTGTATGCACGGGATCGGAGACACGATCTATGCTCGCCCCTTCATCAGGCTGCTGGCAGAAGATCCTGAGAACGAAGTGTACTTGCTCACCGGCCTGCCGTTCATCTTCCGTGACCTCCCGGTCAAGTTCCTCGAGATCCGCCCTGACCAGACGCTGCGCCATGCCAGCAAGTGGCTCAAGGGCGCGAACTTTGAGTTCACTCCCCCACCAGAAGCTTTCGATCAAGAGATTGACTACTTCTACGGGAACGATCACATCCTCGGCCAGAACGGCAAGCGGATGAACAGCATCATCACGCACATGGAACAGAGCTTTGGCTTTGAGCCAGGCTCTACGAAGCCGGTCTTTGATCTGCCTCCCCTACCTCACCATGGTTTGAACCTGCCAGTTGACAAGAAAATCGCCGTCGTGCATCCCAGCACGACCCGTCGAGAGTTTGTCTGTCCCACTCGGGCTCCCAAGGACAACTATATCCCGTGGTGCTCCAAGACCCTCATGGACCAAGGCTGGCATGTCATCTCGATCGCCGACTGTGAGGACGACAAGGAGTGGATTGAGCGTCGGGCTGAACCGTTAGCTCACGAGCGCTACCACCAGGGAGAACTTGGCTTGGAGCGCACGCTCAGTCTTCTCCAATCAGCTGACCTGATCGTAGGCGGCCCGTGCTTCATCCTGCCAGCTGGCGTCGCCGCTCAGACTAATCTCTTCATCATCTTCGGCGGCCGCGGAAAGTTTGACAATCCGCACAAGCTGTTCGACCTGCGCATGGACTTGACGAAGATCCATTGGGTGCTGCCAGACAATTTCTGTCGGTGCACCCTTCCAGTACATGACTGTGACAAGACGATCTCGAACCTGGATGACGCGTTCTACCGGGTCGTCAGAGAAGTCCAGCTACAAGACAAGCAAAATGGAGAAAAGAATGTTTGACAAGATCAGAAGAAACTACCATGACCTCATCGAGGCCCACCCAGTGGCAGGCACGAACGAACTGCTCACCTGGCTGACCAGCATCGGCTACGGCCACTTGAAGTCCGACGGCTATGAGTACGGCGAAGCTTACTGGGAAAACTACCAGAAGTACGCGGCTGACGAGATGGGCGCCAAGCTGACGAGAGCTCGAGCTGCATTTGTGATGAAGAACATCGGAACCTACACGAAGCACAGATCTGGTGCACAGCGTTGGACGGTTGACCCACAAACGATCTGTGACGTCGGTGTAGGCGCTGGCCAGTTCGTTGACTACATGACCTGTCACGGCACCGACGTCAATCCACTCGCGAACGAGTGGCTCAAGGAGAAGGGCTACTACACCGATGACCCGACCGAGTTTGAGACGCTGACCTTCTGGGACGTCATCGAACACATTGAAAATCCAACCGATCTGCTCAAGAACGCGAAGCACGTTTTCATCTCGACGCCGATCTACAAGGACGTTCAAGATTGCCTGAAGTCGAAGCACCTGAAGCCGAACGAGCACATCTGGTACTTCACCGACCAGGGCATCAAGAACTACATGGACCTCTTTGGGTTCGTCTGCAAGGACACGAGCAGCTTCGAGTCTGACCTTGGCCGTTACAGCATCGGCGCCTACTACTTCACGAGGGCTTGAGCGTGATCGACTATCAGGTAAGGATCGAGGGATATGAGGGCGGCGGTATGCCAGAGCTGCTCTACTTGCGCACGATCAAGGATCTCTTTCAAGGCGGTGTCGCGATCGACGTCGGCGCGAACGTCGGTGAGATCTCATACTTCTTCATGACGCTTGGGATCGACGAGATCCAAGCCTTCGAGCCGAACCCAAAAGCTTTTGCTGAGCTTGAGAAGCTGGCGCCGCACGTGATCACCGCCCACAGGATCGCGCTCTCGTCAGTTCAAGGCAAGGCCGAGCTGCTCGTTCCCTTTGACAGGGAGCTTGGAGAGCACAATTCTGGACTGTCTACGCTGTCTCCAGAATGGCTGGACTACCTCCACGATACCCGTAACACGGTTGACCACAGCGCTGAAGCCACAGCCGTCACGCTCGAGAAGTTGGACAGCTACAAGTTTGACAACGTGAAGATCATCAAGATCGACGTAGAGGGCCACGAGAGCGAGGTGCTCCTTGGTGCGCTGGACACCATCAAGCACAATCGCCCGCTCTTGGTCATCGAGATCGTCAACAATCCAACGGTCTTCGACATCATGGCCCAGCAGGGCTACTACTGTTACTGGTATGACCGTAAGTCACGCTACGTTACTCTCCTCAACCGTCACTACCCGGCACCGGGCGACGTCTACAACTTCATCTTCGTGCCACAGGAAGTAAACCTCCCGACGCTGAAGGCCGAGAAGACGATCGCGATCAACTCCGTGCAGGGCATCGGTGACCTGATGTGGGTGTATCGTAAGGTCGCGCCGCACGTTGACAAGATGGACATCACCGTCCTATATGTGAGTGGACACTCGATGGCCGTGCAAAGGCGCGCAGCGCCGTTTCTCCGGTGCCTACCGAAGGTGAACAAGATCCGGTTCAGAGAAGCCCAACCTTGGTTCTACGGAGAGGTCGCCAGTGGTAAGTACACTCTGGATGAGCTCTTCACCGGCAAGCACGAGTTGACCTATGCGGTCAACCGGTGGCTAGAAGAAGGCGTGCAGCTTGATGACATCGAGCCTGAGTTGGACGTGCTCTGGGATCTTGACCTGAAGGCTACATCTGTCGAAGTGCCTGAGAACTACCTGCTCGTGTATGTATCTGGCTCAGGACGCCACGACGGCACGACGCAGCTCGCAGTTGGCTCTTGGGTCAAGATGATCTTGACCGCCGTCGAGAAGCTGGGCGTCAAAGACGTCGTCTTCACCGGTGCAGAATATGACCTGTGGAAGACTGACGAGGTCATCAAGGAGCTGGGTGACCGAGTGAAGTGTACGAAGCTCTTCAATGAGATCACCGAGACCTTCCACGTGATCCAGAAAGCAAAATACTTCATCGCCTACCAGAGCGGCCTGTGTATGCTCTCCGAGGAGTTCGGCATCCCCACCTTCATGATCTGGAGCCCCTCGCTGCCTGACATGAAGACTTCGTGGATGCGCAAGAGCAACGCCGAGAAGCAGCTGTTCGGGCACTGTTTTTTCAATGAATCTGCGGAAGAAGTGAGCAAGAAGCTAATTGATCACGTTTCTTTGACCGTAGCAAAGTTCCCGAATAAATAGAATCGTAATACCAAAGACGTTTCCGGAACGTCTATAATCCAACCTCTAGAGGAGTAATTACAATGGCATTCGCAACCGGTCAAAAGGTTACCGTCAAGCTGAACACCGTGAACGGTGGTTTCAACTTCGTCGCGCTTGACACCACTCCGTTCCAGTATGACCCTTCGGCAACTGGTTCGTTCAACAACCCAGCAGCAATCCCATCGAACCAATCTGGTTACGTAAACGTCACCCCACCTGGTAACAGCACCATCGGTGAAGGCGCGATCGTTTGCCACCTGATCGTCGATGACTTCTCTGCCGGCCACGTTGACGAGTACTTCGTCGACATTCTGTACACCGCTTCGGTGATCCCGAACCTGGCTACTCAGCTGATCTCGATCATCGCTCTGGCTGAAGAAGCCGTGCAGACCGCTATCGCCGCTACCTACTCGTCTCCGCAAGGCGCAGCAGCAATCGGCGGTATCGAAGGTACCACCACGACTGGCGTATCCCTGACCGCTCCGTCCGTGATGGTCTCTGCTACGCTGATCGGTTCCAACAAAACCGTGACGCTGTAAGCGGCTAGCAGTACGTGAAAAAGGACAGCATATGCTGTCCTTTTTCTTTTGGTGGATAAATACTCCCAACAAGAACACTTTCGTTCTAAAGATCAACCAAGAGGAGCCCAAACATGGCTATCGCTGCAGCTGTTCAATACACCGTCTACCTCCAGACGGACAAGAACAACAACATCGTACTCGACAACATCACCATTGCTCCATTCAACGATGGCTCGTTTGCGGGTGCTACTACTTCTTCGACCTCGATCACGGTCGGTGACACCGGCCAGTCCGGTAACCACAATAACCTGGTCTTCGAGGTCATCACTCAGTATCCAAAGACCTACGGCGGTACTGACCCCGGCACGCTCCGCGTGAACGACCACGTCATCAATGCTTACAACGACATCCAGGCCATCATCAACACCGTGCCGTTCGTCGGCTTCACGGGTGCTAGCGCCGATCGCGGCCCTGGCCCAGTCATCAAGACCTTCTCTGGTCTGGTCGGTGGCACGAACTATCCAGCACTGATCGTCAACGGCGTGCCACAACAGATCGTCTATGACCAAGTCAAGCTGACCGGCGGATCTGGTCAAGGTGCAACTGCTTCGATCACCGTGAGCTCTGGCGGCGTCGTGACGAGCGTCGTGCTCGAGAATCCCGGCTTCGGTTACGTCGCAGGTGACGTGCTGTCCTGGAACTTGAAGGACGGCGTGGGCAACGTCTATCCAACAGTTCGCGGTTCTGGCGGCAGCATCACCGTTGCAACCGTTGGTAGCCCGATCACCAACACCAACTACATCTAATCTTAGGGTAGTTCTCAGACAAAGGCAGCCAACGGCTGCCTTTGTCATTTTACTTTTTTGCCAGTTCGTGATATAATGAACAAACTCTTCTATCAAGAACTATGGCTCTCATCAACAAAGCAAGTCTCAGACAGTACCTCAAGCTCAACTACAACGTGCTCTTCATCGGGCTGCACGGAGTAGGTAAGACCACCATCGTCAAGGAGGTCTTTACCGAGATGTACGGTGATCGCTGGCGCTACTTCTCCGCCTCGACCCTTGACCCGTGGGTTGACTTCGTCGGAGTGCCCAAAGTGATCGGCGAGGGCGACGACGCAGTCTTGGACCTCATCCGACCGAAGTTCATCAAGAACGATGAGGTAGAAGCGATCTTCTTCGACGAGTTCAACCGTGCGCCTGACAAGGTGATCAACGCAGTCATGGAGCTCCTACAGTTTAAGTCGATCAACGACCATAAGCTCAACAACTTGAAGGTCATCTGGGCGGCGATCAACCCCGAGGACGACGATGACACCTATTCGGTGAACCATCTCGATCCAGCACAGATCGACCGCTTCCAAGTGCAATTGGAGATCCCCTACAAGATTGACGCCGAGTACTTTGACAAGAAGTACCCCAGAACCGGCTCGATCTTTCGCAGCTGGTGGAATGACTTACCGGGTGACATGCAGCGCAAGATCTCCCCTCGTCGGATGGATTACCTCGCCGAGGCCCACGAGAAGGGCTGTCGCCTTGAGGACTTTCTAGGTCCTGACACCAAGATCGCGTCAAACGTCAAGAAGCTGCGTGACGCACTGAAGAGCGTCTCCTTCCACGACGAGATCAAGCAGATCAAGGACGTGGCCGCGGCGACGACCTTCATCAAGGACATCAACAACGCGACCAAGCTGCTCGACCTCATCAAGCTCGACCCGAGCGACCAGGTGCTGCTTGACTTCCTCACGACCTACAAGAGCCTGCTGCCTCAAGAGCTGCTCCAGCCGTTCTTTGACTTCATGTACGCCAAGCAGGAGGGCGCGGACGGTGTCAGGTCACTTGAGGAGCTGGCTAACCTGCTGCCCAACGACAGTGGCAACCAGAAGCACGCGGCCATGATCAACGGCGTTGACTTCAACGTCATCCACAAGGCTGGAGGCTCCTTCGAGAGCGACGTGCGCAACCTCTATCTCTCAAACCGGCCGCTGGCCTCAAAGCTGGCTAGCCGGTGTTGTGACATCATGATCAACTGCCAGGGCAAGACGCTGCAGCGCGTCTTCTGGGACGTGGACAACAAGCCCACCAACTTTCAGAAGATCGCGGTCGCCATCTCCAAGGTCGGCGGCATGTACACTGAGCGCCAACGCCAGACGATCAACAAGCGCTTAGTGCGCGAGGGCGTCGTCAAGGACAACAACTTTTTATGATCACGAAGATCTTACTGGACAAGGACAACCGGCTGCTTCGCTTGGGCTTCGGCAAGCATGACGGGAAGTGGTTCGCGCGGATCGACCTCTGGGTGGTCGGCTACAGGCTAACGAGGGCGTAACGATGAAGTGGAGAATGCCGGAAGAGCAGCAGCTGGAGATCGCCGCGTCGATCGAGGACTACCACAAGGTCTTCTACACGTTCTTCGGCATGGCGGACACCTTCCTCTCCGATGAGGTCAAGACGGCTTGCGTGACCTTTCCAAAGGATCGAGCTGGCCCGCCCACGCTGACGATCGGTGCTGAGTTCTGGGAGGGTCTCACGAAACAAGAGCGTCTCTTCGTGATCTGCCATGAGTGCCTGCACGTGATCCTGGACCACGGCGTGCGCAATGCTCGAGACGTCCCAGGAGCCACGCCCGTCAAGGTCAACCAGGCTCAAGACATCACGATCAATGAGATGATCTGTGACCTCTTCAGTTTTGACCGTCGGAACGTCTCCTTCTGGCAGGAGCTCTGCTGGATCGACACCTGCTTCAAGGACCCGGCGAACGTCCTGCGAAACGAGACCTTCATCTACTACTTGAAGAAGCTGATCGAGGAGCCGCCAGAAGCTGAAGATGGAGATGGTGATTCTGGCGCTCCCAGTGGATCAGGACCAAGGACGCTTGACGACCACGCTCAATCGGAGGAAGGCGACGAGGAAACACAAGAGCAAGCTGACAGTCGAGTGTCTGCTGCCGAGGAGCTCTTTGAGGACCTCACGGTGGAGGAGCTGAACGAGATCATCAAGAGCTTGCCGCCTCCCATCAAGAACGTCGCTGGCACGATGGCTGGCGCAATCGAGGCGGCCATCGAGAAGAAGTCGATCAGGAAGAAGCTGAACTTCAATCACTTCATCCGGAAGCTCAAGAAGACTTCCATGAAGGAGATTGAGGTTGACAAGGAGTCGTTCACGCACGACGACCGGCGCTTCACCGACGTGCTCTTTCGGCATGACGACTTAGCGCTGCCAGGCAAGCGCGGCACGCCCAAGCTGGAACGAGACCGACTCCTGACCGCGCTCTTCATGGACGTCTCTGGCTCGTGTATGAGTTACTTCCCGTTCTTCCAGCAGATCTTTGCGGCCTTTGAGGAAGAGAAGGACACCTTTGATCTCATGCCCTTCATCTTTGACACCAGTGTGCAGCCGGTAGAGCGTGGTCGTCAGTTCAAGATCGGTGGCGGTACCTCCTTCAGCATCATCGAGCAGGAGTGCTTGAGGCTGGAGCAAGAGCTCGGACGCTATCCTGACTGCGTCGTGGTAGTCACCGACGGTGAGGGCAACCAGATAAAGCCGAAAGCTCCCACCAGATGGATCTGGCTGCTCACGCCCTACCCGACCCTCAGCTACGTTCCACCGACTTCTCGGCACTACCTGATCTCCGATGTCGTCTTTGATTGAAAGTTGTTTACTTTCTAGAGCACTGTGATATAATTACTCCATCGTAACCAACAAGTGAGGAAACAATGATCATCGAAAAGATCTATGTCGTAATTTCTGGCATCTTCTTCATCTTGATGTTCTCTATCTGGACGACGAAAACCTGGATCAACGTTTTCATCAAGATGTTCATAGCAGTGCTAGCGATCGCCGCCACGTACATTTTCGTTCATTCCATGTGAGGTAAGCATGACGCTGGATGACGCTCTGAGACAAACTGGTGTAGGTTGCTATCCCATCGATCACAACGTGAGCTATCTCTGGATGTGGATCGCAGTTCTGGCGAAGGAGACCGCATGAAGATCGCGTTCAAGAACGCTGGAATGACGTCGGGCTTTCGTGAGTTGGGCGGGCATGGCTGCTCTACCACAAAAGAGATGGAAGCCTACTGCCGAGCGCTGGACCCCGAGGGGAAATCCTTAAAGGTGGTGCCGGATGACTTTGACTTTGGCCAGGTTGTTGAAGCGCCTATGCAAGAGCTGTGGAAGTCAAAGCCGATCATGGGCAAGGTCAATCCTGAAGCTGTCCGGGAGATCTTAGCTGCTTTGAAGAAGCACAGCGAAAAGTGTTTACTTTCTTGAGCACTGTGATATATTACCAATCGAGCAATCTATAGGAGGCAACGTGCGCAAGATCGAATTCGTAATAAGTGTAAATACTGGTAAGACTCTGATCAAAGTTGACGAGATCATTCTTGACACCAAATTGGACGAGACTGCGATTCGCCAGTATCGAGTCAATCGTGCTAAACTGCCTCCAGTGATGGGGACCACGATCCTCTCTACGATGCAGATGCGTCTCGCCAACGACGTCATCGTTCTCTCTGAAGAAGAGATGGATTTTATCACGGATCATCTCAAGGGGAAACTCGGACTATAATGTGAGGTCAGTGCCACCCCATCTAAACGCTAACAGGGGAAATTCTATGAAAAAACTCATCTTTATTGCTTTATTTGCAGCCTTGCCGGCCATTGCATGTGATTCAAATGGTGAATGTGGTCATGACCACCATGACCACCATGATCATCATGTTAGTGCTGGTTCTGGTTCTGGTTCTCTGGTTCCCACTCCAGTACAATCTCCGCAAGGATCAGCTAATTCTGGAGCGTCAACCGCACCTTCCAAGCACATTTCGTTACATGCTGTTGCTCCAGTCATTCAAGTCAACAGAGGTGAATCTAATCGAAATGGTAGATTAGCTCTCTGGGCGATTGGATTGACTGCGGTTGGGATCATCGGATATGACCTCTATAAGTCTCATGAGAACCAACTGGCTGAAAAGATCTCCGTGGCACCCAGTCCTGACTTGCGAGGCATCAACATACAATACGTGATGAACTTCTAAGCCGTGAGATACTTTCTGGTGCTCATATTGTTGTCTCTCTCGCTCCATGCCAGCGCCTGTGATGTTACGAGCAAGGAGAGCGTCGTCAAGATCGCGGGGCGGCTCGCTTATCCGGACTTTCCTCAGACCGCTGATATCTTGGCGATCGTTCGCGTCGAGTCAGCCTTCAAGATCCATGCTAGAAACAAGAGCTATCGCGAAGATTCACGAGGTTTGATGCAGATTAACGGCGGTCCGTATGACCCTCACTGGAACATGGCCATCGGCATCGGACAGCTGCGCGAGAACTATCTGCGCTTCCACTCAAAGGAAGCTGCGGTCAAAGCTTACAACATTGGCGCCAAAAACTATGCGACTGGCAAGTACAAGATCAGCGCCAAGATTTACTACAAGAAGTACCTCCACTGGCACGAACTCTACGTTGCCTGCGGCAAACGACAACACTGGAGATATTAAAAGAGATCAAGATGAGTGACATCCACTTTACCTCCGATACCCACCTGGACCATGGCAACGTGATCTGGTACTGCGACCGACCGTTCGTCACCGACGAGCTGCGTGCCCTCAAGGCTGACTATGACAAGGCCAAAAAGACCAACGCCTCCAACTTCAACGTCATTTCCAACGCTTACCATGGGCTCATGAAGGTGGCCGTCGCGAAGATGAACGAAACGATCACCGAGCGCTGGAACGACAAGATCAAACCCGGCGACACCGTCTACCATATCGGCGACGTGTTGTTCTGTGACGCAGAGAAGGCGGCGAGCATGCTGAAGCGCCTTCACGGTAAAAAGTTCCTGATCTACGGCAACCACGACAAGACGATCAAGCACAACGCGGAGCTGCGTTCGTTATTCGTCAAGTGCAGTGACTACCACGAGATCAGGGTGCCTGACTCCGCTGCTCCTCGCGGCGAGCAGATGATCGTCATGAGCCACTATCCATTCATCGTTTGGAATAAGTCACATCATGGTTCGTGGATGATCCACGGCCACTCACATGGCGGGCTTAAATACCCGTTCGAGGCCAAGATTCTCGACGCCGGCGTGGATGCGCACAACCTGACTCCAATCAACTACGATGAAATCAAGGCGATCATGAAGACCAAGAAGATCCAGGAAGTTGACCATCACATCTGATGAGATGCTTCAAGAAAGTTAGACGGCCCAGATGGGCTTACTCATTCGAGCTCTGGCTTGAGCACTGCGGCAAGGTGTATGCGCCGCATGGCTCGAGAATTGCGATGACGGAGAAGATTATTTCGGCTCCGTTTCCGTCCGCGCCGTCGACTGGGATGCTACTGTTGGGACCCTGAACGCAACCGTATGCACTGCGACGGCGTTCGTGAGCTTCGTCCAAGCAAAAAGCTGAGAGCCGGCTGGAGATATCACGCTTTTAACAGGTGAACTCTCAAAGAGATAAATAGTCTCAATCTCTTTGGAAAATACATGTCTACTTCTTTCAAGGCCTTCATCAATCAATCGCTCACCGAAGCCGTGAACTTCGGTGAGCTCCAGCAGAAGGTGTATGATTTTGTGCTCAAGAAGCTGAAGGAGCTCAACCCGAACATGCACCACTCTTATGCAAGCGACCTGGCAAAGACCACCGACCAGTTCTGGCATGAGAAGTTTGATGACCTGCTCAAGGCCATCAATACCTCCGAGGATCTTAACGAGATCGAGGATGAGCTTCGTACATGCATCGAGACGATCGGCAAGGTCATCTGCGATTTTTTCGTCGACTCGATGAACCACCCTCCCGGCTATCAAGCCCGGCGCCTAGTCAGCATCGACTACGACACCGCGACTGATGAGGAGATCGAGGGTCTTCTGAAGAAGATCGACCCGAAGCTGCGTAGCGAATTAGATAACCGGTCATGAATTTTCAACCCACTTACCTTAGGAATTTACATGGCTATTAAGTTCTCACAGTTCGTCGGTCAACCGCTGACCGAAGCTAAGGACCTCTTCAACGACGTCGACGTCATCAGGCTCGATCCGGATCGAGCCGACGCTACCGACGTCGTTTCCGCGCTCATGCCCACGATCGTGCGCATCGCTTACACCAATCTCATCCACGAGCGCAACAAGTATGAGCGCACTCATACTGATGAGGAAGATGACAAATTTGAATTTACTGTAGAAGCTCTTGACGAAAAGGTAGAAGAGCTGGTCGACCACATCCGTGACCGCCTCGACATGTCACGCCACGACCGTGAGTCCTACATCAATCGTCTCAAGGATGAGTTCAAGGAGAAGTTAGAGTGAGCTTCAAGAACTTTTTAGCAGAATCTGACGACCAAGAGATCAACAAGCTCTTAGACGTATACAACAAGGATGATGATGTTGCCGAGACCATCGAAAGAGATCTCGATCAATATGTCATCGACAACTACAACGCTGACTCACCACCTCACATCGCTCTCAACGATGACTTGGAAGTCAAGGGTAACAAAGTCGTTGGATCTGCGGACTTAGACTTTGAAGAAGACGATGAACCTCGCAGAATCTTCATTACCTTCTCCTTTCCGAAGCCAAAGCTGGAAGACCTGAAGGACAAGAAGAAGTTCATTGCCAGCTTAGAACGTCTACGTCTAGACGTTAAAGAAGAATAGCATCACCTGCCACGCGTAGGAGGAGCACCCAAAGCCGCGAGCAACCCTCGCGGCTTTAGTCTTTTCTAAAAGATGCTAAAAATTGTTTACTTTTTAGAGCTCCGTGATATAATTCATCTATCGTCAACGATGATAAGGAAACCAAATGAAAAAAGCTCAAATAGTTTGGAATGGCAAAAAGTATGACCTGGTTTACAACGGCAAGATTCTGGTATCCTCTAAAAACGCTGACCACCTGAACTACCTGGTCGTCAAGCAAAAGCACCAGGCCGTGGTCGCCGCCGGTATTACCTCCACCGAGCGCGTCTCGACTCCCCCGACCGAGGGTCAGATCACCGTGACTGACGAAAAGGGCAACTCCATCATGTCGCTGGCCCCGGAATTCAGCATTGAAGAACGCTTCGAGTTCCTCGAACAGCTGATCATGCTGGTCGTCGACGGTGACGCTAAGTCGCTGTTGATCACTGGCCGCGGCGGTATCGGCAAATCCTGGACGGTCATCGAGACCATGGAGAAAGCCGGCAAGACCGACGTCAACAAGGTGCTGCCCAACATCACCGACCTGGACGACATCCAAGTCGAAGATGAAGAAACCGAGATCGAGCGCAAGATCGTCAAGCAGATCACTCGTCCTCGCGGCGACTACATCGTCGTCAAGGGCTACGTCACCTCGAAGTACCTCTACAAGCTGATGTATGACTACCGTGACCGCACCATCATCTTCGACGACTGCGACCGCGTTCTGCAAGACGGCACCTGTGTGATGTTGCTGAAGGCTGCCCTGGACTCCTATGAGGAGCGCTGGGTGTCCTGGGGTAAGGACCAGCAGTTTGGCGAAACCGACCTGCCGCCGGTCTTCAAGTTCACCGGCAAGATCATGTTCATCTCGAACATGGACATAACCGCCGTAGACGAGGCTGTGCGCACTCGCTGCCTGAAGGTTGACCTGTCCATGACCAAGGAGCAACGCATCGACCGCATGCGCTCCGTGTTGCCGAACGTTGAGCCGGACCTGGACATGGAGATCAAGATCGACGCGCTGGACCTGCTGCAGGCCAACATGCACCTGACCGAGGACATCAACTTCCGCTCGCTGTTGAACCTCATCACGATCCGCAAGTCTGGCAACTCCAACTGGAAAAAGCTCGGCAAGTACACGCTGCTGTCCGCGTAAGCGGTTTGAGCTGGGGCAATCTCGCTCCAGCTCTTTTTGGAGGGCTAAACATGAGTTGTCCATTCATCGGTAAGGCAATCGTTCTCGCGGCGCTGTGCATCAGCGCTACTACTTTAGAGGTGACCGGCCACGAAGCCGATGGTCTGTGGTTCGTCATCGTCTGCTGGGTCATTTTCGGAAGTTGGGATTACAAAGATCACGAAGAGTGAAGAAGTTGTTTACTTTCTTGAGCTCCGTGATATAATTATTCCATCGATTACGAAACGGAGGTCAAGAATGAAAGCTTACGGTTTGCAGCTCTATCTAGGAAAACAGACGGCTCCTACCGATCGTCGCTGGTACGACCAGGCCGATCATGCTCACGTCGGCACCAACCAGTCTCGCGCAAAGAACAAAGTTCGTCACCACCAGCACAGCACCGAGCGCCAAGCCGTTCGCGCTGCCATCCGCAAGGAGTTCAACCATGCTGAAATTTGAGGGAATCCCGCTCGGCTACACCATCCGAGCTTACGACATCAAGCCGATGCACGGCCGCGGGGACTGTTACGTCGAGGGCGTGATCGTTGACATCTATGCCGCCGTCAAGTTCCCAAATGACTACGCTCACTACGTCGTGGACGTCACCAAGGAGGTATTCGACGGCGTCAATGAAAAGATCGGCTCAACCGGTCGCCGCGTGCGCGTTCCGATGGAGACCTCGCATGACTATGACAACCGCATCACCATCCTGGAGGGAATTCGCCTGTGAACATCCTGCGCAATTTCGTAGCTAAGCTCACCGACGAGCAGTGCCGTCAGATGGCCGCGGACCAAGCTATCTTTGAGAGAGGTGGAGCGATCGGTGATTGTGAGCTGCGTCGTCAATCTCATGTGTACTGCGACCAACACTCGATCCCCTGGAACATGCTCTTCATGAACCAGCTGATGTTTGAGGTTTACCGAAAGTACGCCCAACCCGTGCTCGAGACCCCACGTGAAGTCAAGTACGTCTGGGAGTGCAATGAGTGCGGCTCGCAAGAGTACACGATGGCCGTGTCCGAGGATGACGTGCACTGTCTCGGCTGCAGCAAGTGCGGCGGCGACGAATGGCACAAGGAAGTGGCAAGATGAGACTTACTCACTACCCCACTCTGTCCAGAGCCTTTGACCTGATGCTCATCGACAATGTTGCCAACCCCCACGTCATCAAGGCCATCCGCAACAAGGTGCACCAAGAGAGCCTTGAGCCGGTGGGCGTGTTCGATCGCGCCGAAGCTGAGCTCTCGAAGCTGTCGATCATCGACCTCAGTGACCTGTGCATCGGTGAGGAGGGTGACGTCGTTGTAACAGAAGAGGCCCAAGATGTTCTGACCGCGCTTTTTGAGATGATTTGCTAAGGAGTTGCCAATGAAAGAGAGATTCAAACAATCGGTCAAAGACTATTTCAAGCCGCTTTCATTGCTGGTCGCGATGATCTTCCTGATCGAGGAAGCCCTCTGGAACTGGACGGGCATGCAGATGGAGCGTCTCGGCGCGTTCTTCCTGATCGCTTACGTCGAGAACTTTATCAGGAAACTACATCCCTACGCGGCCCTTGTCGCCTTCCTGTTGCCCGACCTGCTCATCGTCCCGGCGAAGATCGTCTGCATGGACTTGATCTCTCACGGCTATGTCTTCTGGGGAGTAGTGATCTTCATCGTGCTTAAGGTGGTAGGCATGGCGCTCTTCGCTCGCATCTTCAACCTAACCAAGCCTCAACTCATGACCCTCAGCTGGTTCGCGAAGCTGCACACGAAGGTAGTGCACTACAGTGACCGAATTCACGCGAAGCTCAACGAGTGGGAGCTCTATCAACAAATGAAGCAGAAGCTGGCTGAGCTAAAGCTGACCTTCAAGGAGATCGTAAAGTGAGAACCACACTGCACCGGCTGTACTGGACCGAGGACGACGAGACCTGGTCCCAAGACTTCACCGAGATCGGTGATCTGCTCAAGGCGAGCGAAGAGCTGAGGAAGCGTGCTCGAGAAGGTGCTGACATCCGCTTCATCACCAGTGCCGCCGAGAACTCCGACTGCACCAGCTTGCAGGGAGTAGCAGCTCCTGCCGCTGACTACAACTGGGAGAAGCGCCGTGGCGGACGACGCTAAGGTGATCATCAAATTTTGAAAAGAGGAATCGCCATGGCAGGTGAACAAAAAGGTGGAAAGCTTGACAAGAACCAAGTCGTAGATGAGCCCAACTGTACCCATTGGGACTCGAAGCTCGAGAAGATGGTGAAGCTCACCACCACTCAGCTGTTCAGTCTCTGCGCGGCGGAGAACGTGAACTTGATTGTGACGAAGGAGATCTTCGAGCGCGACGAGAAGCTGCTCAAGAAGGTAGCCGACCGGTTCAAGTTCCGTCGGATGCAGATTATCAACCAAAAGGGCGTGCTGACGTACGTCCGCTTTCAACTCAAGAAGGAATTTCAAGATGAACAAGCTCCTCCTGTTGCTCCCTTTGTTTCTGCTCAGCGCATGTGACGACGGCACGTCGTCCGCAGACATCAGGTCCTACGGATACGTTCAACGTGGTCTCGACCAAACTCCCGGCCTGAGTGACTGCAAGGCCTATATGGTCGACGGTGACAAGATGATCCGCTGTCCAAACTCGACAACCATGGCCGAAACGAAGCACAGAAACGGCAAGATCACATCCACCTATCATGTGATCGTCATTGACGGACAAAAGTACGTCCCCGTCAAGAAGTAATTGTACTTAACGCTCACTCGGTGATACAATGACCACTGCCAAGCACTACTACGAGTCCCACGTTACCATTGAGCCCGTCTTTGACGATCGCTTAGAACGTGCCAAGAGATGGGCCGATGTTTGTGGCTTCAAGGTCGCTGACTTGCTCATGAAGAAACGTGAGGCCGATACCGAGGAGCGGTCCAAGAATGACACATTCATGACCACTCACTCCAAGGACTTGACCGACATCATCGGCCGCACGAAGACCTTCATTGAGGGTCTCAAGGCTGCGGGTTTCAAGGTCTGGCGCTACAAGATTGAGGACATCACCATGGACAGCCGCATCAACGATGAATTGAGCTTACTTTGAAAAAGCGTGACTATATCTACTACATGGACTTGGCGGAGAGAGCAGCTCAAAACTCCCACGCCGTCCGCTTGAAGGTCGGTGCGATTTTGACGCGCGACAACAAGATCCTGGCTGACGCTTGGAACGGCACTCCACCGGGTTGGGACAATCGCTGTGAGGAAGAAGTAAATGACGTGCTCGTCACCAAGTCGACCGTGCTCCATGCCGAGAAGAACATCCTGCGAAAGATGGCAAACTCTCACGACATCATTCGAGGTGCTACGCTCATCATGACGCACAATCCATGTCCGGCTTGTACTGCGGACTACATCGGCTTGGGTCTCAGGGAGCTTGTCTACAAGAACGAGTACCGCATCACCGACGGCATCGAGTACCTGCGCCGGGACGGCGTGCTCGTGCGTACCTTTGATGAGATGATGACCGACTTTGCCCTCGAGGGAATCGGTGAATATCAACGTGAATTAGCTAACTTCAGGAGAGAAAATGAGCTGCCAAAAGTGTAGAAGTGATAGAATTGCTTGCGTCGGTGGTAAGGTGAGCGATATGTTCCACGCCACCGTTGGTGACTACGAGCACGACGGTTATGTTCCTGGCGATCTCGGCGTGGGCAGCGGAGACTACATTGACTTCGAGTACTGCCTCGACTGTGGCCAGATCCAGGGTGACTTCCCACTGCCACCTACCGATCTCGAGCAGCAATGAGTTGTCAACAGTGCGGTAAGGCGAGCTTCGCGACGCACGTCTATGGCTGCTACGAGTTAGCCGGAATTCCACGTGCCAAGCTTGGTCTCCCCAATGAACGAGATCACGCTCTGTCAGGAGTGCAGCGCCAGGTTTTGGAAGACATCAAGGGTTCAGTAACGGCCCAACACATGCACTATGAATGTAAGCCCCCTCAAGGTTGACGACCACCTGCTGTGGCCTGACGGTACGATCTCCGTCGATCCCAGCACGGTGGTTGACTACATCTTCAAGCTCAATCCACATGACCTCGCGCGAGGTATGCTCTGTGTTACCTCAATGACTCCAGAGATCATTGAGTACAACGCGGTGGCTGACTTCCCGCTACAGGTCAAGACAGACTGCGCTTTGCACTTCCCGCCCCACTGGAGTCTTCCCGAACCTTATAAATACCTAGATCTTGACGCATACCTATTGGGACTTGCTGATCGAGTCGAGCGTGATGGGCTCTACGAGCAGCGCCTCACTCGACTGGCAACTGAGATCTACAAGTACCGAGAGCTAAAGCTGGACGACGTGCTTCGTACCTTGATCTACGTGTTAGACGTGATGAGGGAGAAGAAGGTCATCTGGGGCGTGGGCAGAGGAAGCTCTTGCTCAAGCTACCTGCTCTACCTGCTCGGCCTTCATGAGGTTGACCCGGTAAAGTACGACGTCGAGTTCACCGACTTCATCAGATAGAACACAGGGGACGAAGATGCCTAGAACCGTAAGAACCGCGCGCGGAGAGGTGGTTGACTTTGACATGATTGTCATCAAGAACCAGCTCGCGCAAGCACCCATGAACATTGAAGTACAGAAGCGCAAGGACTTCATCGACTCGAAGGAAGGCAAGGCCCGTCAGCGTCAAACCCCTCCGGTTGTGTCGCCCGTCGTGACCCCAACGCCGGTCAATGAGTTCGAGCCGATCGACGAACCAGTTCAAGTGACTGGCCGCGTCGAGGAGCCTGTACCTGACCTTCCGACAAGGAACAAGTGAAATGCCTTACTCTCCTCAAGATCCAAACGGTTGGGCTTTAGGCCCAGGCGGCAGAGCTAACCACGGCGGCGTATACAAGAAGCCACAGCTTCCGGTCGACGCAACTGACGTATTGACTAACCCAGACAATAGCTTGAGCGCCCAGCACGGCGGCATCATCAAGCGCGACCCCGCCTTCTACCGCACGGAGATTGACGACGGGTCGGAATCCACCTACGCTTAAAGGCCACCAAATGAGCAATCAAGCTTTTCTAGACAAATATGAGCGTCTTCTAAAGATCTCAAAAAGCACTCTGAAGAACCACCTTGACGTTATGCCTGGAACGTATGCTAAAACCGACGATGAGAGCGCAATCAGCAAGCTCGTCGTGGTGATCCAGAACGACATCAAAGAGATCAAGCGCTACAAAGAGCGCGTTAAGTTCTACGCTGGTGAGGTGAAGAAAGAAGAGGCCAAGAAATGAGCAGCCGCCTGACGTTTACTGAGCACCTGATCCTCACCGAAGAGCGCCGCAAAGACCTCAAGTACGTGGAGAAGGAAGTGAAAAAGCAGATCGAGCGCGTCACCCTCGAACTGCACGGTGCCCAGTCAGCTCCGCTCACCAAGCTGGCTTCTCGCTATGACCGCCTCAACAAGGCCATCAAGACGATGGGTGAACAGCGCGACAAGCTGAACGAGGAGATCAAGGGCAAGGTCGAGGACCTCTTCAACGCTGAGGACGTCGTGTTGACTCGGGTGATTGAGACCGTCTCGTTCACGATGACCGTTTCCAAGAAGAGCAAGACCGCCGACAAGGAAGTGATCGACTTCCAGAAGATCGCCGAGGAGCTCGCGATACTCATCCCCGACGAGCTGCAGGCAAAGGTTGACGAGATCGTGGCTACCTACACCACCGTGGTGAAGGGCCAAGACAAATCCCCAGCTCTCCAGGTCAAGCCGAAGGTGAACGAGAGCCTGTTGTCTGACCTTGGCTCGAAGCTTGCCAACGCCGTGAAGTCGCTCGTCAAGAGCGTGGCTTCCTGGGCGAAGGGCTACGACAAGAAGCTTGCCGCTCTGAAGAAGCTGGCGAACGTACCGGTGACTGAAGCGACGCAGCTGACTAAAGATCAAATGCTAGGCCAGCTTGAGGAATATTGGTACAAGCTGGCCGAGAAGCACCCTGAAGACGCAGGTGACATTCCAGCTGCGATGCACTGGTATCATTCATTGAGCTTAGAACAGCTTCGCAGTGAGTATGAGCACACCGTGAAAAATAAGTGATTGAGTAGTTTACTTTCGGGGTTGCCTGTGATATAATTTCAAGGCAACCCTTTATACTATAGAGAGATCCACATGCAAGTTCAAGCTGTCGAGAACAATATCATCTTCCAGTTCGTCGACGAGACCACGACGACTCGCTTCAAGAACACCTCTGAATCTGGCTTTCTCATCAGCTCAGAAGACGGTAACCAAACTGCTGCTGCACGCTGGGGCGAGGTCGTCGCTGTGGGACCCAATGTCAAGGAAGTCAAGCCGAACGACTTTATCCTGATCGAGCCTGGTAAGTGGACGATGGCCTTCACGTTCGACGGGAATCCAACTGGCGAGCGCTTCTGGAAGACCGATGAAGACCGCGTGATCGCGACCTCTGACTCTTCAAGCCACGCTTACTGACATGCCGCTTATCTTCCTCACCTTCGTCTCGGCTCTCTTGATGGAGTCGTTGGGTACCTACATCTCGGTGGTAGGTTTGGGCAGTCTCTTTGGTGGAGACGTGGTGATCCAGACCATTGCGGTCACCTTCGACGTGGTGAAGTTTATCTTCATCACCGTGCTCTACCAGCAGTGGAAGTTTCTACCGCGAACGATGAAGTACTTCATGGTGCTGGCGACGCTAGTCTTCATGACGATCTCCTCGGCAGGTAACTTCGGCTACCTCTCGGCTGCCTTCCAGAAGGCACTCGCGCCCAACATGGCGGTGACCCTAAAAGTTGAAGAGTACAACAAGGAACGTGACATGCTCATCGGTGAACGTGCCGACCTGCAGAAGCAGATCGCACAGATCAATGAGCAGATCATGAAGGAAGAGGACCCGAAGCGCAAGCAGAGCCTGATCTGGTCGTTCAGGTCGGAGACAAGGCGCATCGGTGCCCGCATCCCGGTGGTAAGCAAGCGCATCGATGCGCTCAACGAACTGACCCTCAAAACTGAGAGCGAGCACATCGAGTCAAACGTACACGCTGGCCCGATCACCTACGTCGCGAAGGCCTTCCACATCCCGCTGGAGGACGCGAGCCTCTACGTGATCCTGATCATCGTCTTCGTGTTTGATACGTCGGCCGTGATGTTGGTGCTGACCGGCAACTTCCTCATCAAGAAGCGGCACGAAACAAAGGACAAGCAACCCTTGCGGGTGAATCCTTACTTCGTCCCGCCTGAACCTGAGGATGATCCTGACACTGACTCAACGGAACCGCCACCTCCTTTCCCAGACGAACCGGAGCCAAAGCCGCAACCCCAAGTAGAATCTCCAGCTCCACCCACACCTCAGGGCCCAAAGCGCATGTCTCGTCGGAAGTCGACGAAGGTGACCCCCAAGGAGCAACCAGCTCCAGAAGTAGTGGAAGCTAAGCCGGCAGAAGTTGAGCCTCTGCGGGCTTCGGCCGAGGAGCGCGCGGTCCTGTCTAAGGTGTACGATCATACCGACACCGGAGAAGCTCCTGAAGAAGTGACCGCCATCGCCCATGACCTCATCCTTGAGCGACGCGTGCAGGACTACGTTCCAATCGATCCGGAGAAAGTCGTTTCAGCCACGGCCCTCGTGCCTGAAGCTCCTGCTGTTCAAACCCCGGTCATTGACGTGTTCACCGAGGGAAGCTACTCTGGCACC